CACGTGCGACTTCGAGGTCGAAGTGCTTGATGAGTTTGCGTTGGAGTTCAAAGGATATAGAGCTTAGGTTATAGTTTGGACTAATGATTAAAACATTGCTGCCAGGCACAAGTGTGACAAGTTGACCGATGATGTTGGCTATGTAAGTTTTGCCTAGTCGACGTGCAAGGGCAGCGCAAATAAAGCGGTACTTGGGATCGTTGACTGCGTTGATGAGTGCAACTTGTGGGCGATTGATTGTATCCCAAACATTAAGCAGTTTAAGATAATTTGTGATGGGTAGCTTAATAAACCGCTGTTGAGGGTCGAATTCCTGTACGGCATCGACATTAACATCGGGACGGGAGACTATGAGCATTAGACGCCTTCTCCAGTAATTAATTTCTGTACTAGCTGTGAGTATTTGCTACCGTCTAGGCCTTCGTTGATTTGTACGTTAACTTGCTTTTGTGGTCCGGTGGCTTGTTGCGCTTTGGCTAGCTGAATTTCACGATCCATTAAGTCCATTGACATTTTGTGTGACATTTGCAGTAATTCTGCAATGTCTTTTGTAGACCCCGTCTGCGACTCCTCTAGCTCTGAAAACTTTTGTTTGATTAGTGCATCCATGGCACGTCGCATTAAAAAGCGGTTGTTGTAGCCTGAGTCAAAGAATACTGAATCAATATAACTTTTGACTTCGCGACGGGCTAAGAGATTGGTGACAATTTCTGGATCTAGGTCTAGTTCTTGAGCAACGGCCCTGGCATCATTAAGTTGCAGGTAGGCATTGGCAACTTCTAGTGCTTCGGGTGAGATGCGTACTGTTTCTGCAGGTAAATGAGTGGTCATAATTGTGTCCTTTTGTGTTGATTATACCAGTTTAGGGGGTTGGTGGCAAGTGTGGATTTTGGCACCTTAGGGTATTTGGAAATTTTCCTGAAATAGGCCGTGTCGGGGGGCCCATAGGCATGGGGCAGTTTATAGTCTAATAACCGCCCCCGTGTCAATAGGTGTTTATCCCTATGTTGTATTTAAACACACTTGAACTTTTATGCTTTTTTCGTGTATAATAGAATACATGATGACAAGGAACACTATGACTAACACACAAACTCTCGCTCTCGCATACGCTGAAAAATTGGTTGCGTACTACGAAACTAAAAGCCGTGAGGCATACGCTGAAATGGTTAACGCACAAAATGCTTTGGCTTACTCTGCTGAATGTGAGGCTACAGAATGAAACAACTAATAGTTGAGGTAGCGCAAGCTACCTTGTTTGTTGCAATAACCTTTTCACCACTGTGGATATGGCTTGCGTTAATGAAACCCTGATGTTATAATAGATTTTTAAGGAGAAAAATAGATGACTACGAAAACTGTGAATTACACGCCCGAGCAAACTGCTCGCATGGTTGCTGACTATCAAGCAGGCACTAGCGTTGAAACCATTGCCGAGACATTCGGCAAAACTGTTCGTTCTGTTGTTGCAAAATTGAGCCGTGAAAAGGTTTATGTTGCTAAGGCATACAAAACGAAATCAGGCGAGACACCTGTTAAAAAAGATGTTCACGCTGATTTTATTGGTGATGCTTTGGGCTTGACCGAAGCCGATACCGAATCACTTACTAAAGCAAATAAAATTGCTTTGATGAAAATTGCTGATTTTATCAAGGCTGAAAAGACCTTGTAACGAATAGGGGCTTTTGCCCCTATCTTAACTTTCCATGCTATAATACACCTATGAAAAATTTTAAAATCGTTGAAAGCTACTTAGCTAAAAAATACCCTAATAAACCCTATGCTATCCGTGAAGGTAATGGTTGCGTTTGGGTTTCTATGGGTTTGGTTGAAATGTACTTTATTGTTAACAATGGTACAATTACAGATATACAGGTAGATTAAATGACAGATATTCAAGCACTATATTTTTGCATTGGCTTTGTTGTTTTTGTTGCAATTAAAATTGTACTTTTAAATTGGCTAGATAAATGATTCGATCAGACAAAACAAGATTGTTCCAGCTTATATTACAAAATGAGTTTAAGCTAAAGCATAGGGTTAACTTTGCAAAGACTAAGGTTTTGCGTTTTGATGGTGACTCTTGCATGGGAATGTATGAGGGTGAAAAGATTAGCCCTAAAAAATACAATCACAAAATCAGGCTTGCCACTAGCGAAATAAAATCAGACCTTGATCTTTTCTCTACTCTAGCGCATGAGTATGTTCACGCATGGCAAATGGAACAAGATAAAGATTTGGGTCACGACACAAAAACAGGTTTCACCTATTGGCGAAATTATTTCAGGGCTTATTACAATGTAGATTTGGTTTCATTTTGAATACTCAGGTTTGCAGAAAAAATTGAATACCTGAGTATTCAATTTTGCGCCAATTATACTAGTATAATTGAGCGGGTGTCAATAGGGATAAACCCCTATGTTGTATTTTTGCACACATGGTTTTTGGGCGGTTTTTTGTGTATAATGGGGACATTAACAGAAAAGGTTTACAGAATGGCTAAAATTAAAAAGGTTTCAATTTATGATATGGATGGAACAATCGTTTGTTCTTTGCATAGGTATCGCACTATTGTAGATGATAATGGCGAACGAATTGATTTAAATTATTGGAGAGAAAATCAAGATTTAGCCTTGAATGATTCTCTTTTGCCATTAGCAGAACAATATAAAAAGGATTTAAAAGATGAATCGTGTTATGTCATTATTGCTACTGCCCGTGTTCTTAATACCCCTGATTATACATTTATTAATGAGATATTGGGTGAACCTGATTATATTATTTCAAGACCTGAGAATTCTAATATCTCAGGTGCTACATTAAAAATTAATGGTTTAGCTAAATTCTTTAATTTAATTACATTTAAAGATGCTGAATTTACATTTTATGAAGATAATGTAGCTTATTTAAAAGCGGTTTGTGACAGATTTAATATAAGGGGTGTATATGTACCAAGTAAACAAGGGCATTAATATTGATTATGCCGAAACATTAATTAAAGATTTTTTAGCCGAAGGCTATAATCTTTATGATATATCGGAAATAATGCATTTACCAGTAAGACAGATTTTAGATATATTAATTCGGAGAATACATTAATGATTAATTATTTTAATAATCGAGATTATCAAATGGGCTTTGATGCTCATTCGCTGGGTGAGCCATTAGACAAGGGACAATCTGAATTTTGGCAAATGGGCTGGCACGCATGGGCTGATGAAATGGACAAAAGCGAATCGGCACAATCTTATTTTTGAATACTCAGGTTTGCAATAAAAATTGAATACTCAGGTTTGCAAAATAACTGTGGTTTTAAAACCACAGTTTGCGCCAATTTTATCACATAAAATTGGGGCGTGTCAAGGTTTTTTTAATAACTTATTTTTTGTGTGTGATTAAAATACCACACACATTTTTTAAAATTTATGGTAAGATGCAGGTCTACTAACTGAAAGCATACATGGCAAAAAAGCAATACTTTTGTATTCTAGACACAGAAACCACAATGGGCGATACTGTCGCTGATTTTGCAATGGTTATTTGTGATCGTGAAGGTCGCATTTATAATCAATGCGCTGTTTTAGTTAATGGGCACTATAATACAATGGAATTATTCCATGATAAAAAAGCAAATGATATTTGGGGTTATGAGGGATTAACTAAGCGCAAAATGGCTTATATTGCCATGTTAGAAAATGGCGTGAGAATGATTGCATCAGTTAATGCCATTAATAAATGGATTAATCAGGCAATCGGCAAATATAATCCCTCATTAACTGCCTATAATCTCGCTTTTGATTTAAATAAATGCTCAAATACTGGTATTGATTTATCAGGTTTTAATCAGAAATTTTGTTTATGGCAAGCCTCAGTTGGTAATATCTGCAAAACCAAAAAATATAAACAATTCTGTTTAGATAATCACGGTTTTAATAATGTTACTAAACACGGCAATATGACTTTCAAAACTAATGCTGAAATGGTTTGCGGTTATATTAATAATAATTTTATTATCGAGCCACATACTGCATTAGAAGATGCCCGAGATTTTGAATTACCTATTCTCACACATATTCTCAAAAAGCGTAATTGGCAAGATAATATTATCCCTTATGACTGGAATAAGTTTCAAGTCCGAGATAATTTCAAGGCATAATCAAATGACATTAACTAATAATAAAATTCTATGGATTATCTTATTATTGCTTTTTATTTATACTCAAAAGCGTTATGATATTGACGATCATTATGAAATGCGGTATAATAACTACTTAACAAGGGATTTAATATTATGATAGAAAATATAGGTTGGATTGGTTCAATATTATTGGCATTTTGCGGATTACCACAGGCAATAGAATCATATAAAACAAAATCCTCCGAGGGATTAACTTGGGGATTTATTTCAATGTGGTTTATTGGCGAGATAATGACAATAATATATGTATTCCCTAAAATGGATTTACCATTATTATTTAATTATACTGCAAATGTAATCTTTTTATCGGTTATTATTTATTATAAAATAAAAAGGAAATGAATACTTTTGTTTCCCATAAAAATTGAATACTCAGGTATTCAATTTTGCGCCAAAATTATATCATAATTTTGGAGCCCGTGTCAATAGGTAGTTTCCCTAATGTTGTATTTTGGCGAATGTGTACTTGTGTATTCAAAAATTGTTTGCAATGGTTTGTGACTTGTGTATAATGTAGGACATGGACAGAAAAAAGCTAATTAATATTTTAAATAATCAGACACTGATTATTTGGGATAATCTTTGCGAATTATATCCCCGATTAACTAAATATAATCCACCGATTATAGAATTAAATGGTTATTTGTGGCGTAATGCTGGATTATGTCACCAAGAATCTAATATAATCGAATTAGGTTATAAATTCTTTAAACATTCTCCCAATTATGCAAATAATATGACTAAAGTTATATTACCGCATGAGATAATCCACCAAGCCGATTATAATTTGTTTGGATTATCAGAAGCAAAATGCGGTCATGGTAAAAAATGGCAAGAGATAATGATTAACTATGGATTATCTCCCGATAAATATCACTCAATGGAATTAAAACGATGATTTTTAATATTACTCAATTACTTAATATAGTTTCATGGATTGGGACTATATCCAGTATTATTGGCGCATTTATTGTCGCTAGTAAATTGTTTTTTCTGGGATATTGTTTCTTTATTATCGGATCATTATCTTGGTTAATAGTTGGATATTATCGAAAAGATAAATCATTAATGGTTCTTAATGGTACATTCTTTTTGGCTAATATCCTTGGTTTATATAATTCATTTTAAGGAGAAAATAAATGAAAAACATTAATTATACCCCTGAGCAAACTGCTCAGATTATCTCTGATTATCAGAGCGGAAAATCAGTTGAGATTATCGCAGATAATCTCGGAAAAACTGTTCGGAGTATTGTCGCTAAATTATCTCGTGAAAAGGTTTATATTAAAAAAGAATATAAATCTAAAACTGGAGAAACTCCAGTTAAAAAAGATACTCACGCAGACGCTATTGGTGCGATTTTGCGATTACCCGAAAATGATATTGAATCATTAGTTAAGGCTAATAAATCAGCATTAAAAGCGATTTTCGAAGCATTGGCAAATTCAAAGCCAATATAATCAGATAATGATTATAAGCCGATTATTTATAATCGGCTTTTTTATTATCTCAAATGTAAGTAAGCACTCACTTCGCGGGCGC